ATTTCGGACTTCAAAGCATATATAGATAAGACATACAATCAGCACTATAAGACAGAAGAAGAAGCAGTTGAATGTTTCGACGCCTGGATTGCTCTTGGTGATTCTATGCCTACATTCCGTAACACCGCTCTGAAGTATCTGTGGCGTTATGGTAAGAAGAAGGGATCTAATAAGGATGATCTTATGAAGACCCTTCATTATGTATTGATGTGTCTTTATGTTGACCACTATAAGGATTCGAAATGACAACATATACTAAGAAGTTCTTTGAAAAGGTAATGTTGAAGTCATTAGAAGAGCATAATAAAGATAAGTTCAGAATATTAGAAAAAGTTGGCACTGGTGTTCAGTGCCCAGATTGTGGAGATGAGTTAATAGAAACTAATCCAGGAGTTATTCTAACGACTCACCCAGCCCAGAAAAAAGTTCATTGTAATTCCTGTAAGTATTCGAATTATATTTTAGCATAAGAAAGGTGACTATAGTATGGAACAAATTCAAATTCCGATTGAAGAGCTTCGCAAGCGTAAGTTGTTTATTGCGACGCCAATGTATGGTGGTCAGTGCGCAGGTATGTTTGCTAAGTCATCAGCTGACTTGGCTGCACTCTGTGCACAGTATGGCATTCCACTCCAGTTCTATTATCTGTTCAATGAGTCGCTGATTACTCGTGCACGTAACTATTGCTGCGATGAGTTCATGCGTTCAGAGGCAGAGCATCTGATGTTTATCGACTCGGACATTGGCTTTAATCCTCATGACATTATTGCTATGATGGCTCTTCAAGCTCAAGATGAGAAGTATGATATTATCGGTGGTCCTTATCCTAAGAAATGTATCTCTTGGGAAAAGATTAAGCTGGCAGTAGATAAGGGTATCGCAGATAAGGATCCTAATATCCTTGAGAACTTTGTCGGTGATTATGTGTTTAATCCTAAAGGTGGACAGACGTCTATCCCTCTTAATCAACCAGTAGAGGTTCTTGAGATTGGTACTGGCTTCATGATGGTATCTAAGAAGGCTATGCAGAAGTTCTATGATTCTTACAAGGATCGTTATCTGTATACTCCTGATCATGTTCGTACTGAACACTTCGATGGTTCTCGTAAGATTCTAATGTTCTTCCAGGCTGAGGTTTGTGAGAAGTCCAACCGTTATCTTTCAGAGGATTATTGGTTCTGTCAGAAAGCTCAAGAGATCGAACTTAAGACTTGGTTCTGTCCATGGATGAAGATGCAACATGTTGGCACTTATATCTTTGGTGGTTCATTAGCTGATCTTGCTTCTATCGGAGCATCGGCTACAGCTGATCCTGGAGCATTAGGTAATAAGAAAAACCAAGATAAGAAGTTTCATTCGACTAACAAAGTTAAAAAAGTAGCAGCGAAACGTAAGTGAAGAAAGGAAGTTATATTATGAAGATTGATACAAATACTGTGAATGTCCTGAAGAATTTCTCGAAGATCAACCCTTCGATCGTCGTTCAGGAGGGTAATGTTCTGAAGACTATCTCCCCGACTAAGACTATTATGGCCAAGGCAACTGTTCCTACAAAGTTCGGTCAGCGTTTTGCCGTATATAATCTTGATCAGTTCATTGCTCTCCTCTCGACTTTCCGCGATCCAGAGTTGAAGTTCTCTGATAAGTCTGTTGCTATTACTGAAGATAACCGTAAGAGCCACTTCACTTATGCTGACGAGAGCACCGTTACTAAGGCTCCAGAGAAAGAGATCTCTTTGCCTTCAGTTGATGCTACTTTCACTCTTAAGAATGAAGATCTAATTGCAGTTGAAAAGGCTGCAGGTGTTCTTCAGCTTCCTGAGATTGCTGTAGTTGGTGATGGTAAGGAAGTTTCATTGGTTGCAACTGATTCTAAGAATCCAACCAGCAATGATTGGTCAGTAGGTATCGGTCAGACTGATAAGGTGTTTAAGGCTGTGTTTAAGGCTGAAAACATTAAGATTATCCCAGGAACTTATGAGGTAACTATATCTGCTCGCGGAATCTCGCATTTCGTTGGTGTAGATACTGAAGTCGAGTACTTTATTGCTGTTGAGTCTAACTCTCAGTTCTGATAGAGGAGGAGTTAATCTCCTCCTTTCTTTTCTATATTATGATGGAGAATGTGATGAAAAGACAACTTCCAAGTGGTCTTGTTATAGCAACTTTGTTTGGAGAAGAAGTTGCAACTAAAGAATGTAATACTTGTAAAAAAGTAAAGTATAAACATGAATTTTATGTAGAATCTTGTTCAAAGAGAAAGAATAAGGAGCAAGTAAGAAACCAATGCATTCATTGTTGGGAAAGATTCAAAGGTGATAAATTCTTTGGTATTAAGATGTTAAAGATTGAATCAGAGCTCAAAGCAATGGAGAATGCATAATGAATGAAGAATATCTCTGGGTAGAGAAATATCGCCCTAAGACTATTGAAGAAACTATTCTACCATGTGATCTAAAAGAAACTTTTCAAAAGTTTGTAGAGCAGGGCAATATCCCTAATCTGATTCTATCTGGAACAGCTGGCGTAGGAAAGACGACCGTAGCCAGAGCCATGCTTGAACAACTTGGTTGTGATTATATCGTCATTAATGGATCTATGAATGGTAATATTGACACGTTACGCAACGAAATTCTCAACTTCGCGTCATCCGTATCACTTTCGGGTGGAAGAAAATATGTCATCCTGGATGAAGCGGACTATCTTAATGCCAATTCTACTCAACCCGCTCTTCGTAATTTCATGGAAGAGTTCTCCAGAAACTGTGGCTTCATACTTACATGCAACTTCAAGAACCGTATCATCGACCCTTTACACTCTCGATGCTCAGTAATTGACTTTAAGATTAGCAAGAAGGCGACAGCTAAACTTGCTTCTCAGTTCTTTAAGCGTGTTACAGTTATTCTTGACAAAGAGAATATCCAATTTGATCAGAAGGTTGTAGCTGAAGTTATTAATAAGCACTTCCCTGATTGGAGACGAGTTCTAAACGAACTTCAGAGATATTCGTCTACAGGTAAGATTGATTCTGGTATTCTGGCTAATATGACAGAAGCCACTATCAAAGAACTTGTTGGATTCATGAAGGACAGCAATTATACAGAATGTCGTAAGTGGGTTAAGAATAATATGGACTCAGATGCTTATGCTCTGTTCAATCAGTTCTATGAGATTTCTTCTGAGATTATGACTCCACAGACCGCTCCTGAGTTAGTATTGCTTCTCGCAAAATATCAATATCAAAATGCATTCGCTGCAAATCCTGAGATTAACTTCCTCGCATTCTTGGTCGATGTTATGGCAACATGTGAGTTCAAGTAATGAGTAAGTTTCTCGATGTAACGATGCAGGAAAGGGTAGAGCCAAAGGTAGAGCAGAAAGCAGAAAAGAAAAGATATGATTGGAGGTTTGAAAACTCCATCAACAAAAAGACATCCAAGGTAGATATTGATGGTGATTATTCCAAATGGAGAATCAACAATATGTTGTCAACCCATTGGGATTCTGTCAAGTATGCAAACGAGATGAATATCAACTATGATATCACAGACCAGATGCATTATGATTATCTATTTGGAGCTCTTCGAAAAGGCTCTCGGTATACCAAACCAGAATCAAAAGAGGAAAAGAAGGAAAGAGAACGAGAACAGGCTCTAATCTCCTTAGTTTCTGCTTATTATAAATATAATCGGCTGCGTGCAAAAGAGGCTATTAAAATCCTCTCAGCGGAGCAAATTGAATATATTAAGCAAAAACAAGAAAAAGGTGGAGTCTCATGAATGAATTGCTCGATACGCTAGTAGAGGTACGTATAGCTGAAGAAGAAGACTTTCTGAAGATCAAAGAAACTCTGACTCGTATCGGAGTTGCCTCTCGTAAAGAAAAGAAACTGTATCAATCCTGTCATATTCTACATAAGCAGGGCAGATACTACATCGTTCATTTCAAGGAAATGTTCGCTCTCGATGGTAAGCCATCTAACTTCTCCGATGAGGATAAGGGTCGCCGTAATAAAGTTGTCGGTCTCCTGTCTGATTGGGGTTTATTGAAAGTGGTTGAACCCACTGTTATTGAAGAGCCTGTTGCTTCAATGAGCCAGATCAAGATTATCAATCATAAAGAAAAGAATGATTGGTTGCTTGAGGCAAAGTATAATATGGGTAGGTCGAAAAAGCCTAGATAAAGAGAGCACCGTTTTTCTTTAGGAGATACTTACTAAGACCAGTTTTTTCTATTGCTTCTAATAAGGTTGAATAAGTCTCTCCTTGAAAAATGATAGTTCTCGCTGCATGATTAGTAGATCCCATTAATCTACCAGTGTTTGCTTTGCTTATACGGTCTTTTGCTTCTTGAGACATTTTTTTGCTTCTTGGGTGATATAGCCTACCTATGTTCCATTCTAAATGTAGATCCATCTCTTCTGGGTGTATTCTTTTGCTTTTGTTACCGTCATTTATCCATACCATTGATGACATAGCCTGAGAGTGTTTGATTCTGTATTGTTCATACATATGAGAAGTAAAACACTTTTTGAAATAACTTAAAGCAAAAAGTAGTCTGGTTTTGTGGTTTTCATTATTGACCATTTTTGGTAGTAACAAATGACAAATAAAATGTTCTCTTAATGTAAGGAGTATCATATTATCACGATCGTCAGATCCACCCATACATTTTGGCGTTATGTGGTGATCTTCTAAATATCTTGAATGTTTTTGGCGATTCTCTTTTTTGGCGTTATTCACTATCAATAAATACCATTGAGTATACTTGGATTCATTAAACATATTTGTCTCCTTGTTATTCTTATTTATATAAAGTAGCCCGAAAAAACTTGAAAAAGGAAAATATATTATGTTTGGATTATGGACTGTTGAAAGAAAACCTACTACACCTGCAGAAGAAAAGCTCGAACAGATTAGAAATATTCTGTTCCCTAATCCAGATCTTAGGGCTGAAGTCGATCCTAAGACTGGCGAGCAATACAAATGGCAAGTTGAGTATTCTGCAGACATGAACCTTGATGCTGCTCTTATTGATCTTGAAGAAGGTCATAATGATAAGGCTG